TATGACAGTATTACTAATTATCCTGAATTATGGAAAATAGAATTTCATAAAGGTTCAGAAACACCTAGTATAAATAAAAATTTATTCAAAACAACTTGGTCTGCCTTAACCAATATAGCATTAAACTATAGTCCACAAGGCGTATGGGCAACATTTAAAGATGGTATGCCAGTTAATATTCAGATGGATCTTACGTTCATGGAAATTGAAACAATCGACAAGAAATTTATTAAAGCGGGGTTCTAATGTCAAGAAAATATTTTGAAAACTTAAACCTAGTTCTCTACGACAATAAGATAGCTAAGAATATATTAAGTAAAGTTATCCCTGTCGAGGGTACTTTAAATAATTCGTCTGTGTTTTATCAGTATACAATAGAGGGGTGGGATACACCAGAGAATCTTGCTGCAAAACTTTATGGTAATCCTGATAAGCATTGGGTTATACTTATTATTAATGAAATCATAGATCCTTTTTATGACTGGGTAATGACAGAAGAAGAGATATTCAGGTATGCTAAAGAGATGTATGGAGCAGATATAAATGCAATCCATCATTATGAAAATGAGGATGGTGACACGGTTGGTTGTTCCTCCCCAGAAATAACTACTAAAATGAATTGTATGTCAGGAGGATATGAATGGTTTGATGATTCCATTGAGACGGTTTCTTTAGCGTTTATTACACCAATAACTAACCTTAACTTTGAACAACAAAGAAACGATAATAAACGAGAAATAAAAATTCTTCGACCAGAGTTTGTTGATAGATTCTGTGACCAATTTTACGACCTAATGCAATAAAAAAATGAAACATAGAAGCCAAACAACAGACTACATTCTGGATAAACTTGAATTGATAAATGCTAGCGGACTTGGCATCGATATCAGTAATGTAATGGTACACATGACTATAGTTGAGAACATGGACGCGGGTGGTATTATTGGAGAAATGAAAATCATAGACCTCCACCAAAATATTAAAGAGGCATTACCATTAGTAGGTTCTGAGAAAATAAACATAAAATTCAGAACGGATAAGTCTGCCCATCAATGGTCTAAGACAATGTGGGTGACTGGTATTGGTGATCAGGAAGAATCAGATACTGATAAGAAAATTTTTACTTTATTCTTTATATCTGAAGTAATGTGGAATAATAACCAAACCATAAGCAAATATTATAAAGGTAGAAATAGTGATATAGTAGAAGATATTTTGCTGAATGTATTGATACCTGCTCCTTCGAAGTATACTTCTGGGTATCACATACATACCCAACAAACTAAGTATCAAAGAGAATTTATTGCTCCTAATTGGAAACCACTAGATATTATTAATTATCTAGCTGAAGAAAGTATATCAATGAATGGACTTAATGATTTCGTGTTCTTTGAAAACAGTCATGGTGTAAACTTTGTCTCATTATCTCATATTATATCAACTGGCATTGAACCCCACCCGGATCATAATGGAAAGGTTACTGAATTCAATTATTATAAAGGCGAGACACAATACAATATAGGTAATTCAGACGCATTGAATAACAATCCACTCAAAATATATAAACAAAATGTACGAAGAGCTTTTGACATGGAACTGACTCATAGTCAAGGTGGTATTGCAAATAGTTTAATGACTCACGATATATTGAATAAAGGATTTAATACTACAGAAATACATTATCAAAATGAGTTCAAGAGATATCTTGATGTCAGTGCTACTACTGGAAAAACACCTATATTCCAACCTGCAGGTATTTCTCCATTTACAAATCATAGTCATACTACTACTGGAAAAATTAATATCGTTCCTGAAAATTATAATAACTCCAAGGTTACTGAACAATTAATGCAACGTCAGATGAGAATGAATTCTTGGAATCAACATATATTAAATCTTACTTTTGGTAGTAATAGTAATCTCACTATAGGTAGCTATTTGTATGTTAATGTTAAGAGTTGGAAGCCAGGGATTTATACAGAAATAAATAAAGACCAACAAATGGATGGAATATGGTTAATACATACTGTAAAGCATGTCTTCCTGAAGAAGTCAAGCCATATAACAACAGTCCAGTTGAAAAAAGACGCATTTAATTATAAGTAACGGAGAGGGAAATTGAATTTTAAAACGGGAAAGTTCTATTGGTGGGTTGGTGTTGTAGAAGACCGTAATGATCCAATGATGCTCGGTAGAGTACGAGTAAGAATATTTGGAATACACACAAAGCAAAAAGTTGGTGGTATCGAGACGCATCAGTTGCCTTGGGCGTATCCAATGCAACCAATTACATCTGCTGCAATGAATGGTATTGGAGATTCTCCAGTCGGTGTAGTAGAAGGGACACACGTTGTAGGATTCTTTCGAGATGGTGCAAATCAACAAGACCCAATCATAATGGGTTCTATTGGTGGTATACCACAGAAAGAAGCTGAGATGGATGGATTCAATGATCCTAATAGGAAGTATCCTAAAAAAGACCATATCAATGAACCTGATACGAATAGACTTGCTAGAGGATATGACAAAAATGTATCTAGTAAAAGTGCAATGTGGGAAGGCAAGGACGGAAAGACTGCAGAAACAAAAATGAAGGATACATACATTCCTCAGAAGTTAGCTGACCGAGACGTGGATGTTAATAGAGCATGGGGTAACCTACCTCAACACACTTGGTCAGAACCTCAAGTCCCATTCGCTGCAAATTATCCATACAACCACGTTAGAGAATCTGAGAGTGGTCACATAGAAGAATGGGATGATACTCCCGGAGGAGAGAGACTTCACAAAAGACATAGGTCTGGTACATTTGAAGAGATACATCCTGATGGAAAGAAAGTTACTAAAGTTGTAAGTGATAATTACTCTATTGTATTAGGAAGTGAATATATCCATATTAAGGATACAAAGTCAGGTGATGGAAATCTGAATATAACTGTTGATGGTGTTGCACACATACTAGTTAAGGATTCTGTTTATTTAGAAGTAGAAGGAGACCTAAACGAAAGGATACATGGAAACTGGAATCTAGAAGTAATGGGTAATGTCCTTTTCACTTTTGGTAGTGTTACTAACTCAAACAGTGGTAGCTGGAACATACAACAAACTGGTAATCTGATAACCAATGTTGGAGGGATGTCTCAAAATGAGATTGCTGGAACATTCTACCAGAAATCTGGACTGGACACTACTATTATTGGTGGGCCTAATATTCATCTTAATCCTTAGGAGTATGCAATGAGCGAAGACAATCACCTTAATCTAGATGTAGGCACATTACAGAGACATATTTCCGACTCTAAGAATCCAGAAATAGAAAATCTAAAGAGACGACTATCATTATTATTAGACAATGTTGATGATGAGAATGAATTCAAAGTAATACAGCCATTGCTGCCGAAGAGAGAATATGAATCTGTTATTACTAAAGGCACTCCAATAGTATATGATGATGGGACTACAAAACGAGTAGTCCCATCACCAGATGATATATTTCAAAAGTCTCAAACACCAATAATTGACAAAATTCATCCAGGTACACAACGAGCAATTGAACAAAAGATTAAGTCAACTGTTTCTGCTATTAATGAAATTAATGTATCAAGAGAATGGATTAATCCTGAAACTTGTAAAGTATATAAGTTATTTCAAGGTGGATGGAATGACAGTGGTATATACAACAGAAAATGTCAAAAAGGAATTAAACAGTATAATTACTTAAATACATTATTCTCATTCTTATTTGGTACATCTCACACTAATGAAAGTGACTTATCAAAAGATGAAGATATTGTTGCAACGTTCACAATGGATGATTTTTGGGAAGATTTAAATAGATATAAAAGAGCATCATTCTCCATAACCCCAGGTGTTGATATTGATAACCCTTCTATTAGAAACCACCCAAGATATGCTGGTACGTGGTTTTATTGGACTTCACCAACTGGAAGTTTTGAATGGAAAATAGTTGATAGTTATATAGCAAGAATAGTTGATGATGAAATGGTAGGACAAGAAATATGGGATGATATTTCTTCTCGTAAAGAGGATGCTCTCAAATGGGATAAAGATAATCCTGAGCCAACCACAGAAATAAACCCTTATTTATTTGTGGGTATAGAAACTGTATTATATGAAACATTAAAAGTTCTTAATCTGACACAAAACAAATTTGATGTTTTTAACGAGTCTATTTTCGCACCATCAGCACATGAAACAGTATTGATAGAGGCACTACTTGAAGATGCAGCCAAGCAAGCTAAAGAAGAAGCCAGAATTGCACTTAACGATGCCATTCAAGAATATGAAGAGAATTATTTTGAAGACACAGGATACTTACCTGAATGGTGGGGAATCGTGAGAACTATATTAAATATAGGACCTGCTACAGAGACAGAGAATACTGATTTGGGTTTAGTGCCAGTAGATTTTGTAGAGGCTACAGAGAAAGTTGCTTTAGGGACTACTACTTCAGCAGTGATAGAAACTACAACCGTCGCCGAGGGAGTACAAACTTCCTTCAATGACGATCCATTCTTAGAAGATAAACTTGATGTGAGAAGTGGATTTGCAACTGTACAAGATATGTTTTCTTGGTTAATTGAAAATGGAGATGACTGGGTTCCTCAATGGTTGTCTGCCAACAGTACAGGAATTAGAAAAAGGCTTAAATCAAAAACTCTTAACGTTAAAGACGCCAAGGACCTAATGTCATGAGTCTTAATGTAGATTGGAATTGGATTGCTCAAAATGAGGGTATAGTACCGGTTCCATACTTTGACAAAAACGACAGTAATCCATCTCTATCAACAATAAGTATTGGTGTTGGTGTACAACTTAGTAATAGAACTGCTTCTGAAATGTCGTGGTTCGATACAGTTGACCCTGTACTAAAAGCAAAACTTACTCCATTCGTAGGAGTTATTGGTGATTTTTCAGTAATTGGTGGAATGATTTATGCTCCATTAAATTACGATTATAGATTTGTCTCCAACCAAGGATTTATTGGAAATATTGCTACTTCTAATCCGGGGTGGTTTCCATTATCGACTGCTGAGCAGGCAACGTTACTGGACTTTGCAAAATTTTTAACTGAAGAAGAAGCAGAACCACGATGGGTAGCAACTAGTTTATTTGCTTGTGAGCTTGACCTAATGCCACCCGAAATACAAACTGTATTCATTGACTTATATCATCAACTTGGTAACTTCGGACCTGGTGGTAGAGACTACGACCTATGGCAGGAATTGGTCACTGGCAAGTGGGTAGATGCAATTGTCAATCTTAGAAGTTGGACTGTTGCTGGAGTTCCACCACAATGGCAACCTCGAAACGAGGCAAGAGCAGATAAATTACAGACAGCAATAGATGCTGGTCTAGGGTATTGGCCTTGTTCATTAACAATCACATATCCACCACCTGGTGCGCAACCTGCAGCGATTAGAAAATCACGAGACTCTTCAATGGGACACGGATGTTTCCCTCCACGTCCACCAGATCAGGGAAGTCTTAATGTAACTGTAAACTCAATTGCAGTGGTTACAATTGGTCATCATTATCCTTCTCATCCAGATTGTCCACCTTTACCACCACACGATGGTGCAGCTTCAGGAGGAAGTGGTACAGTATTTGTAAATGGTCAAGGAATACATAGACACGGAGATGAGATTGATTGTGGAGATTACGCCTCAAACGGAAGTAGTAATGTCTTTGTTGGATAAATATCTGTGGAGTCAGTATAAATATTAAGATACAATAGGAGTTTAGATGTCAGTCAAAACAGTAAGAACTTATTCAGATTTGAATATGTTATTTAAACCACATCCAGTAACTAAAGACGTTACTAGGAAGTTTAATAATGCTGCTGTTGAAGCTTCGATGAAGGGATTGATAATGACCAATTTCGGTGAGAGACCATTCCATCCAGAAATAGGTTCTGGTATTCGTGGTTTATTATTCGAATTGAGTACTCCAGGAACAAAGATTGCAATAAGAACTTGTATAGAATCAGTTATTAATAATTTCGAACCAAGAGTTATTCTTGAGGAAGTAAGTGTAGAAGATTCAGGAGAAAATGGGTATAGAGTGATGATTGATTATAGAATTATTAATAGTTTAGAACCAGTTTCAATGACCATAATGTTAAGAAGAGTAAGATAATATGAGCAAACATTCAAATATGAAATTAGAGTTGGCAGAATTAGACTTCGACTCAATAAAAAGCAACCTTAGAAACTTCCTATCTACTCAGAGTGAGTTTCAAGATTATAACTTCGAAGGAAGTTCTATGAGCGTATTGCTAGATGTATTAGCATATACAACTCATTACATGGGATTCTATGGAAATATGATTTCAAATGAGATGTTCTTAGATAGTGCATTAATGAGAAATTCCATCATTTCTAAAGCAAAAGAACTGAATTATCTTCCATCACAAAATGAAGCTGCCATAGCACACATCACTGTACAGATTGAAGTTACTACACCAGAAACAGAGTCTATCAATATACCAAAGTATACTAGATTTACTGGACAACAAAAAGGACAGCAAGGACAATCATACACTTTTGTTACACTCGATTCTAAGTTAATAACACCAGATGAGAATGGATTATTTATTACTGATATAGACATATTCCAAGGAGATAGAAAGACCACTGGATGGGATTTTAACGATGCCGACGATCAACAAAAATTCATCATTACAGATAAGACTATTGATATTGAACGTATGACATTGACTGTCGGTGGTGAAGCATGGGCAAGATTTGATAACATTGTTGAATTAGAAGATTTATCAGAAGTACATTTTATTCAAGAGATTGAAGATTTTAATATAGAGATTTATTTTGGTAAAGATATCCTAGGTAAGAATCCTGCCCACGGTAATATAATCTCTATTGATTATCTTTCAACTTCTGGGGCAACTGCTAATAACTGTGTATTCTTTGAGATGTTAGACACTCTTGAAGATGACAATGGATATCAATTTTCACCATCCACTTCTACTATAACTACTGTTCAGGGATCGTATGGTGGTAAAGAAAGAGAGACAAATGACTCTATTAAATTAGTTGCTCCGAAGAACTTTGAAATGCAAAGTAGAGCAGTAACAAAACAAGATTATTTTGCCGTTATAATGAATAAGTTTAATGACATTGAGTCTATAAACATTTGGGGTGGTGAAGAAAATGATCCACCTGAGTATGGAAAAGTATTCATATCAATCAAACCAAAATCTAAATTGAGTCTTTCTCCTAAACAAGAACAATTTATAATAACAGACATACTAAATAAGTATAATATGATTGCAGTAGCACCACAGATTGTTACTCCAACATACACTTTTGTAGTTATTGATACAATTGTTTATTATGAACCAAATAAATCTAAGTTTGGTGCTAACCAGATATTAAGTTTAATTGAGGATAAAGTGAGAGATTATTTTGAAAAAGATTTAAACAAGTTTGATACTTATATGAAGTATTCTAGACTTGTAACATTAATTGATGAGGCAGATCAATCAGTCTCTAATAATTTGACTGAGTTAATAATTTACAAAGAGATGATTACAGATTCAGGACAACAAGGAATTTATACTATTTTATTTGATAACGCAATACTACCTGGTAAGGTGGCTACTGAGTTGTATCTTGATGATGATGGTATTAATAAGAAGTTAGTTGATGATGGATTAGGAAATCTTTTACTTAAAGATGAACTTGGTAATATATTAGAAGAAAATAAGGGTTCAGTGGATTATGATACTGGTATAGTTTCTATCCAAAGTTTCATGCCTGACCTAATTGATGGAACTATATTAAAATTATACGTAGATACTACATTAGATGATGTCTACACCAGAAAGAACAATTTGATTATCTTAGATGATTTAAACATTGATTTAAAACAAATTCAGTAAGGAATTAATAAATGGCAATTTCATCAAGGTCTAGTTCGAAGAAACTATCTATCCTAGCAGATAGATTTGTGCCGGATTACGTTAAAGAAGATCATCCACTATTCGTTGAATTTCTGGCTGGATACTTCAGATTCTTAGAAAAAGAATTCATTTCTGATGATACCATCAAAATTTACAATACGGATGAGATAAGCGATGATACTATATCATTAACATTCTCTTGTAAGCAGACTCATATTGCGACTGATGACAATCATCCAACAGGTTCTAAAGGTCATATATTTTGGGAATTTGTTGAATATGTACCAGCTCTTGACACAACTCATGATGATTGGTTAAAGGGACATACATATCACGAAACTTCGTATGGAACATATCGTATGATTACTGATATGTTAGAAGAGACTGATATTGATAAAAATACAATTGACGACTATCTTGTAGAATACAAGAGACAATATCTATCTCAACTTCCTGTAGACGAAGCCCTTTCTGTTGACAGGGTTAAACTAATTCTAAAGAATGTTAGGGAATTCTACAAAGCCAAAGGTACTGAAGCATCATATAAGTTTCTATTCAATGTTGTATATGGAACTGATGTAGAGTTCTATTATCCAAAAGTTGATATTCTAAGAGCGTCAGATGGACGTTGGAATAACTCTGCATTCATTGTTGTTGATAAGAAAGGTCAAGACTTAGCCAAATTCTATGATAGAGAAATTCAAGGAATAGTTTCTGGGGCAAGAGCTTTCATTTCTAATGACTTAACTCGTTTAACAGAAGAAGATAACGATATACTATTTTTAGATAAAATCACTGGTGACTTCTTATTTGGTGAAGGTATTGTAGTTCGTGATATCGAGCAGG